ACAAAAATTTAAAAGATAAAATTAAAACAGAAGCGATACATTTCAGATTTGTAAAAGACGCAAAAAGAGGCACATTACCTGTATGATTGACATAGGTTGGACATATGTAAAAAATAAACCAGAATTAGAAGTGGTAGAGAACTTGTTTTTTAAACCACAAAAGGTATCTGAAATTTATGATGACAATTATAGTATGTTTAGAAGATGTCCAGCAAATACTAGTTTTTTAAAAAGTTTATGGGTAATTAGATCACCAGCAGATATTAGAATAAAATATAATAGAGATACACACACTTATGATATATCAGGTGTGAAACAAGATTTTGTTGATAACTTTTTTGATGGTAGATTAAATGATTTTGATAAAGAAAAAGGTAACCCTTTAATATCATTAATGTATTCTTATCTATTTGTCGCTGATGAACCTGTATGGATAGAAACTTATCCTGCCTTCTTACACGGTGAGGTGGAAAATACTAGATTTGTGAATGGTGGTTTTAACATATATAATTGGCAAAGACCAGTTGATTTTAGTTTTGAGATTAGAGATACAAAAGATCCAGTTGTAATTAAAAGAGAGCAACCATTATTTTATGTCAAGTTTATAGGTAATAAATTTGATGAGAACTTTAATTTAAAAAGGATAGAATGGGATAGTGATCTAAATAAAGTTATGAGAAGTTGCCAACCACAAAATTTTATACAAGGTCTAGGTTGGAAACTTATGCAGATAGGAAATAAGATAAGACCAAAGAAGTTAGTAAAATGATGTATGGTGGATTTGATGTATTCAGAACCTATTTGGCAGTTAAATTACACTTTACATCCGATTACGACTATTTTGAATTTGATGGTAAAGTAAATGCAAAACTGGACACTTTTACAAAAAGAAATGATAGATATTTTTTTCATAAACTTAGCAAGAGATATAAAGAAAGTCAAATACTTGATTTCTTTGTCGCTAATTTTAGTAGTGACCATAAAAAATGGGCAGGGAGTTTATTAAGTAATGAAGGTTCTGAAAATTATGCCAAGTATAGAAAGTATAAGGAATCTATTAGATATCATTTTAGGAACGATTGCGTATCTATTCTTAATGATTTCAGCACTCGTAGGATTTCTTTTGATGATGGCTTTCGTGTGGTCGGTGGCCAACATCCAAGAATTTTACGATTACTTATACAAGGGAAAATTAACATCCAGACCGCCATCATTTTTGATTCAATTTTATCGTTTGGTAAGGTATGGTCTAAAGAAATTAACGAAAAAGTTATATGGCCTAAAATCGCACATACGATTGCCAAGTTAAAACCTTTTGTTAAATATAATGAAACAGAATGTAAACTAATTATGAAAGATGTATTTGTATGAAAGCAGAATTGATGGTGCAACAACAAGTTAAGACCGTGTGGCAACATATGGTAGGTGTGATATGCCTAAACTTAACAAATAGAGTACAAGTAAAATCAGTATTACCAAAACTATTTAAAAAATATCCTAATCCCATTTCATTTATTAGAGGCAGTAGCAAAACACAGGCTAAAATGTTAGAGCCTCTAGGTATGGTAAATGTTAGACTAAATAGATTAAAACAAATGAGCGTTGACTTTTTAACTTGGGACTATAAAGACGCAAAAGATTTACACGGCATAGGCAAATATGGTAGTGATAGTTATAGAATATTTTATAAGAATGAGATACCTGAAAATGTACAAGATAAAGAATTGAAAAGATATTTAAATGACAGATAGATTCCCTACTGCTGAAGAAAGATGGCCTAGACAAGGCGAACAAATAAAATCATATAAGGTCGTAGATAACTATTTAAAAGATGAAGATTTTACTTTTATCAAAAATCAAGTTTTTGGTGATGAGTTTGCTTGGTTTCATAATAGTAATATAACAAACTATGGTGAGACAATAGGTAATTTTTATTATCAGATACATATATTATATGACAACAATAGACCTAATTCAAATTACTTTGACCCTATAATAGAGAAGTTTGATTTTTTTAATGGTTTGTTTAGAGTAAAAGTTAATATGTATCCTAATCAAGGTAAATTCATTGAACACCCTTTACATCAAGATTATGACTTTGAACACAAAGGTGCTTTATTTTGTTTAAATAATTGTGATGGTTATACTAGAATAGATGATGATAAAATTAAAAGTGTGGCAAATAGAATGATATTTTTTGATCCTACTAAACCACACGCAAGCACAAACACAACAAACAAAGACAGGAGAGTTAATATTAATTTTAACTATTTTTAAATGGCGGATAGAGTATTTTGTATAGGTAACGGTGAGAGCCGTAGAGATTTTGATTTGCAACAATTAAGAGCACACGGTAAAATATATGGCTGTAATGCCTTGTATAGAGATTTTACACCAGATGTATTGTGTGCCGTAGATATGGGTATAATGCACGAAATTTATAATTCAGGTTTTGCACAAAAAACACCTACGGTTTTTAGAGATTGGAATAGAATGCCTGGTGAAATGTATGAGTCATTATTATGGGCAGGTAAAAACTATTCAGATCAAGATTATGATATGATTAAGAAAGAAGAAGTGATTAAAACAAATGAGAGAGGTGATTGTAAAGAATTTGTTATGCACGGTTCTAATTTAGCAGGCATAGTTGAGATATTAAAAAAGCAAGGCGAAAGAGAACAAAGAAACATTAATCATACCTCGGTACAGGTGAGTTGGGTAACACCAGATGATAAAGTTAGATGTATAAATGACCATATGCAACCAAAAGATAGAGGTTGGGCTTGTGGCGCAACTTCAGGTTATTTTGCGATATTAGACGAAAACCCTAGAGAGATATTTTTAGTAGGCCACGATTTAGAAAGTTTTGATGGTAAATTAAATAATCTGTATAAAGATACCAAACATTATGGTCTAAAAGAGGCGCATAAAACACCATCTATAAACTGGATAAAACAATGGCGTGAACTAATGAGAGAACACCCACATATTACATTTTATAAGGTAAACCCACACGGTAATACTGGTAAAGACCCGGTCAGCATAACCATTGAAGACTGGAAGATGTGTGAGAACATCAAATATATTGATTTTGTCAAGTTTGAGAAAATGATTGGTAACTGGAAAGAAGCTGCAAAGGAGGCTTGACTTTATCAGCGATATATGGTATATTGTAAATATGCGTAAACAAAATATATTTGCAAGTGTATTTTCCTTTCTGGCTGAATATTGCTTAAGAGGGCAAAAGGCATATGTATGGAGGGTTATGGCCGAATGGCTGAAGACACCATATGTAGTTTTGAGTAGGGACTATCTTTCACATAGATGGACTCTTCCTGGAAGATTGTGGGTGCGTTCCAACTAATCCCACGAAAGACGCATATTAATTTAATTTTAACTAGAGAGATTTATTATGAAAAGAGATTTAAAAATACCAAAGGTAACTTTTAGAGTTAGAGTAGGTGATGAGGTAGAAACAGATGGTGGTTGCGCTATCGGTGGCGAGTGGAAAAATATTACAACAGATGATTATTTTTTAGGTAAAAGAATAGTATTGTTCAGTTTACCTGGTGCATTTACGCCAACTTGTTCTAGTCAACAATTGCCTGGTTTTGAAGGTAACTATGATAAAATTAAATCAATGGGCATAGATGAAGTTTATTGTGTTAGTGTAAATGACTCGTATGTTATGAATGCTTGGGCACAACAAATGAATATCAAAAATGTTAAGATGATACCTGATGGTTCTGGTAACTTTACTAGATTTATGGGTATGCTAATAGGAAAAAATCATCTTGGTTTTGGTATGAGAAGCTGGAGATATATGGCAGTTATTAATGATGGCGTTATAGAGAAATGGTTTCAAGAACCTGGTATCAATAACGAAGGAACAGATGATGACCCTTATATCGAATCAACACCAGAAAAAATGTTGAAATACCTAGATAAAACTAGTATAAATAATAATGATGGCGATAATACAGCCAACACAAATACAACGAATATGTTTAAAATATAGGAGAATACAATTATGGATTTTGAAACATTAAAATCATCATCAAGCAATTTTGATAAACTAACAAAGGCGCTTGAACAAAACCTCAATCCTGAGGATCAATCAAACAAAAACAAATATCAAGACGACAGATTTTGGAAACCTGAACTAGATAAAACTGGTAATGGTTATGCAGTAATTAGATTTTTACCTGCTGTTCAAGGCGAAGACTTACCTTGGCAAAGGGTTTGGTCTCACGCTTTCCAAGATAAAGGCGGCTGGTATATTGAGAACTCATTAACAACTTTAAATCAAAAAGATCCTGTTAGTGAAGAAAATACTAGACTTTGGAATACAGGCGTTGATAGTGATAAAGAGATTGCTAGAAAACGAAAAAGAAAGTTATCATACTACAGCAATATTTTTGTTGTAAGTGATCCTAAACATCCTGAAAACGAAGGTAAAGTATTTTTATTTAAGTTTGGTAAAAAAATATTTGATAAGATTACTGAATCAATGCAACCAGCATTTGAAGATGAACAACCAATTAACCCATTTGATTTCTGGAAAGGTGCAAACTTTAAATTAAAAATCAGAAAAGTAGATGGTTATTGGAACTATGATAAATCTGAATTTGA